TTAGGCTATTTATAGATATACTTTGTTACCAACTTGTTACCAACGGTTCGCTCTCTTTGAGTATTTACAAGGCTTAGAGGGTTGTTTCAGAATATTATTTTAAATGCTTTTAAAACTAAATATTTTTCACCATATATAAAAATAAATAAGAGGACTATCATTCAGTCCTCTTTTATTCGTCTTTAGCTCGCCAAGTCCTAACAAACCGTTTTTGTTGACGGTTTATTTTTTTTCTGTGAAAATGTAAAAAAAGACCTGGATCATTCTCCAGGCTTTTTAAGTTCTTCTTTCCATCTATTAAGTTCCAATACGCTTGCTTCTATCATGTCATCAAGTTCTTTTTCGCTTATCTTAATTCCTTGTTCGTTAAGTCGCATCAGGACATATTGCTTTTTTAATTGCCCTTGGCCTGACTTAGTGTATATTTGCTCAGCTGCCTTTACTGCTATATCTACCGCTTCCATAATGTTTACTGCTTTTGCTTGCAGTCCTTTGCTTTTTAAATAAGGTATAAGTACACCTGTGATTAAAATACTAACGACTGATAAAACCACATAAAATATATTATTTGTGTTCATTTTCTACCTCCATTGATTCTTTAATTTCTTTTATAAGATTTTCTTTTTCTTCCCAAGTCTTTAAATTCTTATACTCTGTGTGCTGCTTAAAAAATTGATGTACTCCTACCGCCGTAGCTCCAAGAAAAACTCCCTGGCCAATACTCATAAGGATCCATACGATAATCTGAATTTTATTCATAGGATCCATACGATTTGCAAGGCTTGTAATCAAGGCAATAGGTATCCCCACAATAGATAAAATGGTTGGTATAAGGCTGTCATTAATCCTATTTGACTTCTTTAAAGCTTTTCCTATCACCACAAGCACAGGTATCATGAATACTAATTCAGGGCTAAGATACTCTTTTAAGCTGAAGATTATATCTTGCATATTATCCTCTCAACTCTACTATTTTTTTGTCTTGATTCCATCCCACTTGTAAATTTAAAGCCTCTGCAAGGTCTCTTATAGCTACATAATTAGTGCCTTGGATATTTTTACCTCTAAGTTCAATATTTTTGCCATTTAAGTTAATCTTAACCTTATCGGCTTTTAAAATATTTTCCATAACCTTATCAATCCTTTCTTTCAATGCCTTTTCTTGGGCAGGCACCCCAGGACTTGACTTTGACAAATCCAATTTTATTTTTATAGGCTCTTGAACATCCTTTAAAAACTTCTCCCAAAGATTTTTTGTAAAAAAAGTTCCAGGACATCTTTTCCTGGACACATCATAGTGCCTACAAACATTTTTTATAGGCACATTAAATTTAGCTATAAGATTTTTAACCAACTCAACTAAATTTTCATAGGCTTTTCCATAGTTTCCATCTGAGTTAATGCACAGCTCTATGCCTATGGATGTACAGTTCCTTACGCCGTTTAGTGCTCGGCCATATCCTTGATTATCTCCACAGTGCCAAGCAGAAAAGCTATCTCCTATAATTTGCACTATCTCGTGGTCATCTACAAAATAATGGGCAGATGCATTTCTATTGCCACCACCAAAGAATTTGAAGTGGTTAAGAGCATTTGCTCCTACACCTGAGTTACCAGTGTCATGGATAACTAAATACTCTATTTTCTTGCCCTTCCTGCTGGAGTAATTATAATTTATGGGCATAAATCTAAAATTTACCATCTTACCACCCCTTAACTATCTTGGCAATTATTCCTGTTACTATAGCTGTAAGTATTATAGTAATGATTGTATTCTTATACTCGTCAAAAGCCTTTTTAGGCTTATCTGTAAGCTCCATCAAAGTCGCATTCATGACTTTAAGTTGCTCTTTAATGAAGTCCAGGTCTTTTTGAAAGAGTTTTATGTTCGTATCTTGTATCGAGTTATCTGTGGCGGTTTTTTCAATCTTAGCCTCGTGATCTTTTAGCGTTGCTTCGTGTCTTTCTGAAATCTTTTCTAAAAGACCGATTCTTCGTTCATGGTCGTTGCATTTTTCATTTTCCAAGATGTCACCTCTTTTTTATAAAAATTAAGGGAGGACTAAGCCTCCCAAATTATTATGCTTCTTCCTTTGCAAGTTCCCCCATGCCTAAATCCTCAAGACACTTTTTAGTTCTTTCTTTTAGTGACATTGGCACTTGAGCGAAAGTTCTTTTGCCATAAATAATAAGTGTTGCGTATACTACGTCCATTTCTACACCCCCTTTTATTAGAAGTTTTAGCAATAAAAAAACACTCCCAAAGAGTGCTACTACTAAACCTATTTTATTTTTCATTTTCAAGAGCCTTTATAACTTCATCTCTTAAAGACTTTGGCACTTGGTCGATTGTTCTTTTTCCCATTTTGATTAAATATACATATACAGCTACCATTATTTACCTCCTAAATTTGCTTCATATGTTTCTGCAAGTGCAGTCATTATAGTTAATTTATCATTTTCTAATTTTTCATAGGTTTCAGCTTGTGCCATCGCAGATTGGATTTTAAATTCTTCAAGTTCTTTTTCAATCTTTGCGTTTGGGTCAGGTTGAGGTTCTACTGTTGGTTCTTTCGGGTCATTATTTCTTTCTTCGTAAAGCTTTCTTATTTTCTCTGCTTGTTCTTCGTCAACAAGTACAGGATTATCAGCTGTTCCCTTTTTACCTGTAACTTCTTGGACTATTGCGAAACCTAAGTTTTTGTCTATTGGTTGCCAGATTATTTCGCAACCGCTTCTAATTATTTTATACATTTTCCACCACCTTGAAAACAATACCTTGTATTGTCGCGCCATTACGAATTGATTTTATCTCAGATCCCTGTACAATAAGTCCATTTTGGATATTTTCATACCCCGGAGACACTTCATTTACGTTTAATTTTCTGTTTGCGTCTTGGTAAAGAGATACTTTCCAGAGTTCTCCTTGCGGTATTACAATTTTTTCGTCGGCTTTTAATTTTAAATTAATTAGCCTATCAAATTTTAATTTTGCCATTTTATCACTCCTTAACTAAAAGTAAGTATTTGCTCTATAATATCGCTTTGTACTTCTTCTATTATGGTCTTCTTTAAATCAGCTAACATCTTATCAATCTGCTCATTAGTATATAAGTCAGGACTTGCGTGCTTACTCCTTGCATGATTATAAGCTATAAGTCCGTGGTCTCCCCTATATGCAGTTAAAGACGTTGTTCCTAATTTCAGCATATTATCAGTTATATTTTTTATAATCGAGTCCATTGCTTCTTTGCTATAAGCGTTTGTTGGAGCGTGCTTACTAAGTGCATGGTCATAAGCTACTTTTCCATAGTCGCCCCTGAAAGCAGTGTCTGAACTTTCCCCAAGTGCAAGACCTTTTTCAGCAACTGGAAGTTGATTTTTGGGTACTTTCCCATCTGCACCTAAACTTGCATAGCCCCCTGCACGACCTTTTTCTTTTGTTATTTGATAGTCTTTTAAATCTAAAATATTAGGTAAATTATTTATAAGGTCGTGAAGGTCTTTTTGAGTTGCAACAACTATTGAAGGGTCAACTTTTAAAATAACATTTGCTGCATTCGAAAAAGTTAAAATCATTCTAATTGTTATATCTTTATACGCTCCAAACTCACCTACTGGCTTATAGGTTTCTGGATGTTTTGCAACTGCAATTAAGTTTCCGTCCTTATCCTTAATGCCTGCTTCCCTAATGTAGAAGCCACCAATATCAGTCGGGATATAAGCCTCAACTAAGATTTCATTTTTATTGCTTTCTCCAATAATAACCTTAGTCAAAGCCCCTTCCCAAACTTGATTTTTAAGTTGAGTTTGGCTCTCGTTAATTTCGTAATAGCCACCTGCACCATCTCCGACACATAGAGAGGACAACTCAACTTTCTTACCCAATGCTACCGCATTGGTTATCTGCCTCTTGCCAATATCGGTTATGAGGCTGAAAAACTTTTCCGCCATTTTAATCTCTCCTTCCTATAATTATTTCTTCGTGTTCTGTATAAAAACTAGCAGCTAACCTATAAATTACATCATCATCAACATCTTTTAATTTTTCGGGAAGAATCGTTATTTCTTCTCCTGCAACTGCCCCTACACCAAGGTAAAAAGTTTTTTTGTAATTCAATTCAATTAGAACTCTTACACCTGCAGCCTTAACCCTATTAACAATTTCATAGGGAATTCTTTTTGCAATAGGACCAAGCATTAGTTTTATTGCAGCAGGCTCATTTAAGTGGTCTTTATTCCACCAAACTTCTTCAAGTCCTAAATAGACTTCTTTTATCAATGCTGACATGACATTATTTATAGTGGGTATATCCCCAATAGATAAGTTGGCAATAATTCGGGTCTTGATTAACAACCTATAAAGGTCATCATCTTCTCCAAGTCTAAATTGCCCTACATTTGCCCCTAATTTGTCTAAGGTTTCTCCCTGTGCCTTATCAATATTCCTACTGTCATTTATGCTTGCAAAACCTTTTTCAAGTTCTCCATATCCACCATATAAGACATAGTAAAGGTCAAGATTATTAGGCTTCCTAAATCTTTCAGGAAGTCGTCGCCAAGCCTTATAATATAAATCTTCTTGATTATGATACATACTCAATCACAACCTTTTCTGGGCTTGTTTTGGCAATAGAGGCTCTTGCTATTTCAATGTTTGTCTCTTTCCATTCTTTTCCATCTGTAGAAATAAAGGCTTCAACATCGGCAATTCCACCAAGACACATTGCACGTCCTAAAACTTTTGATAATACTACATCTTCTCCAAGTTTTAATCCTGCATATTCAACCCCATCGCTATCCTTTCCACCAATGTAATTTAAAATGGCTCTTTTTAATGCCTCGTCGCCCTTATAATCTTTGTCTTTTTTGATTTTTAATTTAACAAAAATTTCTTCAACCTTTGCTCTGGTAAAGCCTATTTTATGGAGTACATTCTTTTTATCTTTTACATCAATTACAATATTTCCAAAGGCTTCTATGCCTGCAGCCTTATTTTCGTAAATTGTTCTTGCAATATCTTCATTTTCTCCTCCATAGATATAGCAAGCAACAGACTTAGGAGGTATTCCATCAATAGTTTCCATTGTTACATTCTCTCTAACTTCACAATCAACAACCTTATCAATGTCTAAAAGTGCGGCAGTAATTGCAGGTACAGTTGACCCTCCAACTCTTGAGTAAGATTTTTTATATCTTTCTCTAAATTCGTTGTCAGTCTCAATATTTAAACCACCAACTGCATCATTTTTATTTATGACCCTATCCACTCCTAAAGCAGGATTTAAAATTTCAGTTATTGATTTTTCCCCAACATTGTTTTCTTTTCCTGCTCCAATGGATTCAACATAAACATCAACGCTTCCATTTTTGATAGTGGCATCTTCAAGAGTTTCAAAAACAACTCCTTTTTTAGTTGCAACCTTAAAGCCTTTTGGGATTACAATTTCATCATCTCCATAAATTGTAACTATGGTCTTACTTTTAGTTGCAGGTCGTCTTGTGATTGTTAAATACATTCCAACATTATCAAGGGCTGTCCCCTCTGCAGAGTTAACGAATGGAGCGTTATAGACGTCCTCTGCCAACTCCCACAAATAAGCCTCGTCCCAAGATAAATTTCTAATTAATTTTCCCAAAAAAGAAGTCTCTGAGGTATCAATATTGACCCCAAAGACTTTCTTAGCTCTCTTAATTCTATCTGCAACGCACTCTGGATATAGCTTTCTTCTAAATCCAAATTCTGTTAGTCCAAATTCAGAATTATTTATTTTTTTAACATCATCAATTATACATAATCCGTCTTTGCAATTATCCAAGGTCTACCACCTCTTTCAGCCAAAGTTCTTGCTCGCCTCTATCAATAATTACAATATTGATTTCAGCAGTTCTATTTTGGGCATCTCTTTCAATCGTTATATTTCTAACTTCTTTTACTCTCTCGTCCTGTAGGCAGCATTCACGAATGGCAAATTCTATGTCTCTGCTAACTCTTTTGCCACTTATGGCGGCATAATCAAGTCCTAATTCCAAATTTAAAAACCACTCATTTTTATTTACAGACAACCTATTTTCTATATTTTGTCTTAATTCCTCTTGACCCCCTACAAGTTCAAGGTCATCATTAACAACGGTATCTCCGCCTATCATTTTAAAAGTATTTTTATACATTTAACCACCTACATTTACAGTTGCTTTACCCGTTGCAATAGTGTCTCCACATGAGATAGGGTCGCCTATTCTTGCAACCTGTTTTCCGTTGCAATAGACAGTTCCACTCCCTTTTGAGGTGCTTCCATCATGGCAAACACCTTGACTATTACAATGAGTAACCCAAGTATCTCCTACCCTGTGGACGCCTTGGCCCTCAGCAAAGACATTTGACGAGCCTTGGACTGTATTTCTTGCAGGAAAGTCGGCGTGTCCTGTGGACATACTCCCTATTGTTGCTATCTTCAATTCAAATCAATCCTTTCAGCCTCAACCTTAAAATTCTTTGCCTTGATTTTTATATCTCCGTCTTTTTTAATTGTTATACTTGCAGTATTTGAAATATTTTGCATAACTAAAGCGTCTTTTTCCTCAACCTCTAAACTGTCATTTAAAAGTGTAATTCCACCAATACAGATGCAATCTGAAATGTCGTGTCCTCGCTCGGTCTCAATGCTATCTTCCCCCAATAAAATATTGTCGGTGTCGTTATCTGCAAAAATCAAAATAACTATATCGTCAGCCTCTAATGGATAATAAATTAAAAAGTCCTTGCTCCTTACAGTTGCAACTGGAACGTTAATTATCATTGAGTTGTCCTCGCTTGGTAAGGGCATGACATCAACTTTCATAGTCTCAGGATAAAATTTAACCACCTTCGCCATCTTGCAGACGTTCGTTTCCCCTGCAATATTCTTTTTAAAATCTTCAAAAAAATTGTTGGCGTGTCTATTTGCTTGCTCTCTCATATTTCCTCAACCTCTAACTCGGTGTTAAAATCTTTTGAATGTTTACCAGATATCACTCTGAAAGTGCCATTTAAAACCTTACACTCAATCTTAACTACGCTATCAGTTTCTATTTTTGGATTTAAAAGACAAGTAACCTTCCAAGTCTTTTTAGTCTCCTTGTTTTTCTTTTTGTCCTTTTCCTTTGCCACATCAGAAGTCTTATCTCCACTTTCATCTTTGTTAAGTGTCGGCAATCCTACTAATCCTGTATCTTTATTGAGGACAAAACCTGTTGTATAACCTTTCTTTTGATGCCTTATAACAATTCTGTTTTTGTTAATAAACATTTTGGACTCTGTATCTTTTACAAGTTGAGTTAAAGATTTGCTTGCAGATCCTTTAATAGTTTTACCAAGTTTATAAACTAAATCTTTTTTAGGATTTATTTCCACAATCTCGTATCCCATAGCATTGGTCAGGTCTCGCATAATAGCACTTGCCTTTGTTCCGTTGGCATAGGTCTTATTAAGTTCAGCCTTTCTCCAAGCCTTTGTTCCGTCGCCAACTGTAATTTTAGTAGCTTTATCCAAACCTTGCCATGTTGTTTCTATATCCTCAATCTCGCCTGTAAGTATATTAGCTTTGTTATTCATGTACTTGTAACCAACATTAAGGTATAGATAACCATCTCGCTTTATGTCGTTTATAGTGTCATCTGATAAGTTGTAAATGGTAACTGTGGATAAATCTGGCTCTTTCTCGTCGTTAAAAGATACATCAAAATCTATTTCAAGAGCGTTTTCTCCCAAGTTTGTAAATTTCTTTTGACCTGCCAAAACCTCAATCTCATGTATCCAAAACATATAAAAACACGTCCTCATTCATATTTTCATAATCAGCCTTATTTGCAGTTCCTGTTGTATCAAAGGGCTTTATAACAACTTTTGGCACTCCTAAATGTTTTAAGTTTTCAAAAAGTTCTACATTGTAGACCACCTTGTAATTATCAATAATTTTTACATGGTCTTTTTTCAAAGAAACCGTGAAGAAATCGCCAACAGAATTATAATTTAACTCAAATTGGAAAGTGCTATTATCAAGTACAATCTCGAATTCATAAGGTATTTGATTTTTATCAATGTTAATAAATTTCAACGTGTTTGCACCTGCTTTCTTCCTGCATTAGTTTTTTCCTTAACCTTTGTAGCAGTTTTTGCATCTTGTTTTTTAGTGTCTGGATTTTTAACATTAACCTCAAAGGTCTCAGGCTTTGCAATTTTAACGTGTTGTAAAGTAATTGAATAATCAAATCCTTTTGCGTTTTTAACTGAGTGATTAGTGTCTAAATTAGTTAAGACTAAATTTTTAAAAATATTTCTTCCTACATAGGTTAGGAGCGTTGCCTCTTTTTGATATGACCTTAAAAGTTCCAACTTTGCAGGAGCATCATTAACTATTGAACCTTGAAGCCTTAAAGTATAGGGCTTAATTTGCATGTGGTCGGAAATATCCTCGCCTTTTTCTACTGGTTTACTTGTTACATCAGCAGTATTTGACGGGTTTTCTTCTACTACTGCATCCATAATTATGTCTTGCAATTTAATTCTCATTGTATTAATCATGTAATCACGCCCTCTGTAATTGCATTTCTTTGAAGAAAATGTCTAATTGCTTTCTAACTTCTGTCGCTATGCTTTGTGGTGCTTCTTTCTCACTACCCGTATAATTAATAACAATAGTCGGATTATAATTATTTGCACCTTCAACTTGATTATTTGTTACATTTTCAGTTTCTCTGCCATTAAATAGGCTTGGAAATCCGTCTTTAGTTCCGCCTAATCTCCTATACTGTCTACTTGCAGCAGCAGTCAAGACCATTTCATCTTTGTGGAGGTTTGCAGTGTAATCGTCATGAGGCACGCTGTCAAGGCCTGTAGCATGTGAAGGTATCATACCTTTAATTTTCCCTATTGCTCCACCTACTACATTGACTGCACCTTTTATTGGCTTTGCAAAAAATGCTTTTACTGCTTCCCATTTTTGCTTTATTGTTTCTAAGGCATTTGAAACAACAGATTTCATTGCATTAAATCCATTTGCTACTGCATTAGCTGCACCTTCCAATTTTGACTTAAATTGATTTCCAAGTTCTGCTGCTTTTGCCTTGATTGTTTCCCAATGGAAAGCAAGAGCAGCCCCTGCAGCGGTTAAAAGTGCAAATGCCCCTATTGCTATTGCAACTGGTGCAGTTAACATTCCAATTCCTGCTACTAATCCACCAATAGCCACTCCAAGACCGCCAAGAACTACAAGAACAGGGCCGAGAGCAACTGCTCCCAAAGCAAGCATAGATAACACTTTTTGTTGATGTGGAGTAAGGTTTTGAAATTTCATAGCAAGCTCCCCAATTTTTTCCATAATGCTTGTGATCACTGGCATAACTTGAGTTCCCATATCAATGAAGGCGTTTCTTAATTGTTCAACTGCCTTTGCATGTTCTAATTCATCACCCATCATTTTTTCATAGTTTTTATTAACAGATCCATCAGAGTTTTTCATAGCGTCTAAAGCTTTATTGTAAGCATCAGTTCCACCCTGCGTTAAAGAGTTTGCAGCTTTTCCTGCATTGATATTTCCAAACATATCCCCAATCTCTAACCCTGCGCTTTTGGCGTTTTCTTGAATTATATTTAAAACATCACCAATATTTTTTCCTTCTTGTGTTAATTGCTTAAAAGACTTTCCAGTCATTTCCTTCAAAGCCTTGTCTGATTTTGTGCCATTTGAAGACAATTCATTAAGTAGACTGTTCATTGTTGTTGTTGCTTCTAAAGCGTTAATACCTCTTGAGGTTAAAACTGCATAACTTGCACCTAACTGGTCAAAGCCTACACCTGCAGCTGCTGCAGTTGGAATTACACGACCCATTGACTTTCCAAATTCATCAACGGTAATCTTTCCTAAGTCCTGTGTCTTAACCATTATATCCTGTATCTTTTCAACGCTTGGGGCTGCGTCTCCATAAGCATTAAGTGCAGTAGTTGTCGCATCAATTACAGTCGGCAAGTCAGTAAATCCTGCCTTAGTTAGTTTCAAGCCTTGCTCCGTAAACTTTGTGACATCTTCGGTCTTAACTCCAGATGATAAAGCTTCATACATAGCATTAGCCACTTCCTCTTGCATGATTCCACTTTCGTTTGATATTCTCTTAACTGTTTTTTTAAGTTCTGCAGTAGGTAAAATATTTTCATCCGTCAGTGTGGTTACCTGTCTTATAGCAGTATCAAGATTTTTGGCATCTGAAACTCCCTGTTTTAATTTAATTGCAAGTGGCATTGTTGCAGCAGTTAAGCCTGCCCCTACTTTTGCAATACTTCCCCCAACTGACTTAAATTTTGAACCAGTACTCGTAAGGTTATCCTGCATTTTAGACCAACCACTTTTAGAGGTCTTATCCGTCTCCTGCATGCTTTTTTTTAAACCATTTATTTTTTCGTCTGCTTTTTGGACATCACTTGCAAATTCGCCTGCACCTTCTGCCGCCAACTTCCAAACTAATTCTCTAACTGACACCACTTCACCTCCTAACTTTCTTCAATTTTTTTGACGGCTTCCCAAAGTTTATATAATTCATCTTCGGTTATTTGCATTGCTTCCGTATAAGTCAAATAACCTAACTTGATTAATTGAAGAATTGGTCTCCAAAAACTGTCGAAGTTTTTCTCTACTTCTTTTCTGAGCTCTTTGGATTTTTGACCATATATTGAAAAAAAAGGCATTCAGCAATTAAAAGTTCCAATTCTCCTAAGTCATCAAAATCCTCAATCTTTACTTTTGGATTGACAACTATATTCGCCAAACACTCATCATACATTGTTACATCATCAGTAATTCCAGACGGCAACGTCCACTTTTGTCTAATTTCTAACGCCTTTCTAATTGGCAACTTTTGCAATACATATTCTTTTTCCATTACCTTTACCGTCTTTTGTTCAAATGCCATAACTGCCTCCTATAAAAAATAAGAGCCTAAATTAAAGGCTCTTATTATATGCAAATGGAATAAACACTTCAAACTCCACGCCCTCAGCTTCTTTCTTTCTTGAGTAATCAGGCGTTTTTATAATTCGGCATTCATCACAAACAATATTTCTTCCATTATCATTCATATCGACCATTGAAAACGTGAAATCTTTTTTGCTTGCTGCCAAGTCCATTATGAAATTAATATGAGGACTTGTAGACATTAAAGGCAATTTTGCTTTTGCTGTCTCATCATGATTGATTGTATAATGCACGCTTCCATCTACTCCAACCTTTGGAATGACATTATCCTCATTTTTTTCCACTGTGATTTTTGCATCATCTGAAAAACCTGTTAAATAAACTCCGTCTATTTGCACTATGACTTTTTCAGGGTCATAAGTATATGTCTTTTTTTCAGCCATTATTTATCCTCCTCATTAACTGTGTCATAGGTCAAAATACCGCTGATTTGTCCTGTATGAATAGCACCTTGCAATAAAGCAGTCCAAACAACATAGTCATACTTTCTAAGAGCCACTTCATTTGAAGGCACATCTTGTCTAAGCCTATAGTCAACTTTGTATTGTCCTTCTTCAACTATGCCTTGATCTACTGCTCTTGATAGTATTTTTTCAGTTTCTCCAACAATCATTCCTATACCTTTATTGGTATATGGAATCTTGTCTTCAACAAGTGCCAATCTTTGCAATGCTTCTTCAAGTCTAAACCTAATCCAATATTCACCTAATACTACATCAATATATTCTCCACTTAACATCTTTCCCTCAGTTGTTTGTAAAACTCCTAATTTTTCAATGTAGGTAAATATATTATTCTTTTCAAGTTCTGCCAAATCAGTTCTTGAAATTTCACATTCTTTTACACCTTGAATTGTCTTAAATTTTGCGGTTTTACCACCTATTTTATAAGACATGATAACTGTCAAGGCTTCGGCTGCATAAGATTCGGCGTCTGTATGATACATCACAAAGGTATTATCAAATACTTCTTTTTCTAATGCTTTTGCATCTTCAATTTTATTAACTGTTACTGCATAAACTTTATTCTCAACTTGGCAGAGTTGAGAAATCCCCTTGATTGTTTCTACGCTATTATCTATACAAGTTACAAAAAAGAAGTCGCTATTTTCTTCAAGGACTTTTTTAAATCCTGCTACTGCGTCTCCTTTCTTGCCTACTATTGCCACCTCTTGTGGCTGAGGTTTTTGCATAAATAATCTACTTGCCAATTTGTAAGCCTTAGAGTTGGCGTCTAAATCTTTTACATCTTCGGCTTCAATATATTTTAAATCATAGTCATTTTCTGTATCTAAGATAAGGATAGTTCCAAATCCACGCTCAGAAACGCCTACTGTTTTTCTCTGAATATTTACAGGAAAATCTAATATCATTTGTTATCTCCTTTTTTAATCTTGTAAGTCTCTATGGTTTCTGTCCGTCTTTCTATGCTATGGACATATCTTATACGAACATCAAAACCATATCTGTATTCATAGTTGTCAACATTTAAAATAGTCCTATCTTGAATGTCTGTTATATCAACAACAATGTAGTTCTCTTTTTCTAACTTCAAGCGGCCAGCAAATTTAAAAAAGCCAAAGGCATCCATGGCAACATTAGATGCAGTAGTATTGTCTTTGCCATAGGCATTTACAGATATAACTGCATTTGGCTGAGTTTCAAGTCTTTCAAGATAGTCATATTTAAACCTCTCATCAAGACTCTTTACAAAATCAGCTGAATAATTACCAGCTTCACCTGCATCCTGCCTAATTGTAATGGCCTTAATCGAATAAAATGGATAATCAGGCTTCTCTGTAATGTTGTCAGTATCAACCACAATTCTTTTCGTGTGGTCAAATAATTCATCTTTAATTAATTGAATTAAATTATCCATCTACATCTGTCCTCTCCAAGTAATAAATAACAAGGTCTTTGTCAAAATCTGAATAATCCTGACAGGATAATATCTTGTAATTTCTTTTGCTGCCGTCATCCATAACATTAATGACAATATCGCCTTTTTCAAATTTCTTGTAGCAATAGAGCTTTCTATTGTCATGGTTAAAAGTGCCGCCTGCATCAAATCTAAGCTCATCATTAGACATGGGAACAATAGCAAATAGATCGAGTTTAAAGATCTCTCCAGCCTCTGTCCATCTCCCATGATTGTCCGTATCATAAAAGCCTCTAACAGTCTTAATCATTACTTGGCCCGTCATATACTTATTAACAAGGGATCTAAAGTTAAATAATGTCATGTCTTTATCACCTCATAATCAATCGCATTTATCAATCTACCTGTGTCAATTAACGGCTTAGTCTTTGGCTTTTTACGCTCCAATGTAAGAGACGAATCAGGCTCAAAATCGCCTCGCCTAATATACTCTTTAATCGTGTTTACGCAAGCATTTCCGATTATCTGATAGAAGTCCTGCACGCTAATTTTCATATCTAAGACTGCGTTTAAATAATCATCAAACGTCCTAAACTTGCCTTTATTTTCGTCATAGCTCGAACGTATAAAGCTTCTTTCAGGTATTCTAATCTTTGTCGTATCTTTTTTAATGTTGATGCCGAACGCGCCTCTAAAATAGCCGCGCATCTTGTCAGTGACAGGTATATCGCAGCCATACTCATGTACATTGGCAATCATCAAAATCTCGCCCTCTGCACTTGATAAGATACCAATTCTAACCGCTGTTGATGATAATTCTTCCAGCACTCTTAATATCTTATCTACATTACTATTATCTTCTACCGTCATCGTAATACTTCTTCTTTTTATCCGACATAATAAACGGACGCCTATATGGATTTATCCACGTCAATATAAAATCAGGCAATCCCGACGAACCGCCAGTGGCACTGCCATTGCTATTAGCATAAGTAATGCTCATGTCAGCTATCTTTTCACTTGCAATGCCAAATTTCAATGGATCCATCTTAACTAAGTTTTCTAACGCAAGGGCAATACCGCTTGGATATGGTTCTTTAAAGCGTATATTGCAGTAGTCCTCAATCTGCATTAAATACAAGCCCTCAAGCCTCTTTTTTTCTTCAGCCTCTTTAAGCTTTCTTAGTTCTTCCTCCGTCATTCTTAGCACCTGCTTTCTTTGGCTCAGTCTTGACCTCTTCCAACCACTCACCGCCACGCTTCATAATCTCATCAAAGCGTTCAGGAGATAGCTCAAACGTATCTCCCACGCTTCTTAATTCATCAGCCTTTAAATCGTAGAACTCAACTAATACCCTTGCTTTCATAGTATCACCTATGCAGCAGGAGTAAGTTTTGCCTTGATTATAGCCTTTTTGTTCTTGTCTGGAATATATTTTCCATATTTAGCAGCGGATTGAATTGCAACGCCTGCAAAGTCTTCAGAGTCAAGCACTCTGTATACTTCAACGCCTACACCTGCAACTCCAACATTGTCAGCAGCAAAGTAGATTTGCTCACCTGCTTGGAAATACTCATCAGCAAGCTCAATAACATCAAATCCTTTAAATTTAAGGATTTCTTGTCTATCAACATCTGCTCCTGAATGCTTAGCAGTTGTAGCAAGCTTTGAGTCAACAATGATTGAATATACATCAGCATTGACATAAGCAGTCCAAGGAATATCATTTGTAACTTTGTTATTTACAAACTTCTTGTGAGCATCATTAAATGCCTTAATAACATCATCTTCTTTAAGTGCTCCCGTAAGTGTTTCAGATGCATTATCTGAAATAGCCTTGCCAAGCAGCTTGTTTAATTCTTCTGTCCATGCTTCAGCATGAAGACCAGCTCTTTCTTGAATAACTTGATCTGCATTGTCATTGACAGTCATGTTGTCAACGCCCTCATGGATTGCAAGTGGAGCTTCGTATTTTACAGTAGCATCAACAGATTTGATTTCTTTTCTATTGCCGAATCTATTTGTTGATCCTGTACCAGTACCAAACCCAACATTCTCTCCAATATCATACTTTTGAATAACTACATCAGTATCAGAAATCTTAAGTTTCATAAATTCATCTGAATTAGTAATTCCATCCACCACTTGAAGATTGCCTCCAAAGGTATTTAAAAAGTGTTGTTTTTTCTTAAATACATCTTGTAATAAACCTGCATATTGTGCTGTAAAAATTTTAATAGCCATAAATCATTCTCCTTTTTATTTGTATTTGTCTTTTAATGCACTCCAAGCATCAGCTTTTACCTTTTGATTGGCCACGCTTGGAGTCTTGCCCTTTAAGCGTTCTTCAACGCCCTTTTGCACCTCAGCCTCGTAAACCTCTTTAAAAGCCTTAATGTTTTCATTGGTTGTTTCTGCATCAACGCCCATTAAGAAGTCTTTAAAAGCTATAGGGACATTTTCCTCACTTAGCCTATCTATAGTATCTCTTTCTAAGTACACACGATTAAGCTCAGCTTTAGTTTCTTCAAGTTCTTTTAATTGTTTGGCTTGAAGTTCTTTTTCTCTCTCTTCCTGCGTAAGTTTTGCAAGTCTGGCAGCTTCTTTCTTTTCTTCCGCAGCTTCCTTATCCCACTTCTCACGTGCTGTCTTAATAGCCTCAGTAACCCTTTTATCCGCTTCTGATTGCACCCTTGCTTTAAGCTCTTCCTCAGTGTAAGTTTTACTCTCAGCCTTTTCTTCTTTAGTATCAACCACCTTTTCAGCAGTTTCAGTCTTATTTTCTTGACCCTCTAAGTCCTCTGTCCTTACAGTTTCAATACCTGGCATTTTTAGCCCTCCTTTAAATTTTTATATTTAAAAAGCAGCCTTTTACAGCTACTTAATAAAACTATTTAATTGCAATAAAAAAGACACATCGCTGTGCCTTAATTAAATATTATTTAATTTAGAAAAAGCCTTTCCACCAAGGATTTTCTTTTTCAAATATTTCTCTTTCTTCTTTTGTTAAATTATCAGGATAGTCTCCATATAGGTTATATTCTTTTATTTTATCGAATGAAAATATTCTCACTCCTATATCATCTGGCGTATCTTTCCACCAAATAATATCATTTTCATTTTCTTTATACCATCTATTTTTCACTGCCATACATCCCTTTCTTTTGTTTGTCCGTAGCCGTGTTTATATAGCCCATTAAGTCTTTAAATTCCTTATTGTTTTTAAATGAATTGACTTCCATCTTTACAACCTCACTTGGTATCTTTATACCTAATATATCATTAACAGAAGACTTGCATCCAAATCTTTTTTTAAGTGTTTCTATCATCGTACCGAATCTCTCATTTTTAAAGTTTTGCCATCCGTTATTTTCAGCAAAGCATGACTGCAGCTCTAAGTAAAATACTCCTTCTTCAGTCCTCTTAACTATTGCTGCGTGCCTGCCCGTAGCTAAATAATATTCTTTTCCTAAATCTAAATTTAATAATATATCCTGTGTTCCAGACGTTTCTCTTTCTACATACTCTATACTACCTTTTATGTTTGGCAACTCCAGAATTTTATCAATATTAACAGGCGAACTAAACACAGCTCTACTTTGACCGCCTCTATAATCTGTAACGTCTAAGCCGTTTTTGTTTGCAGTATAAGCAAGCGCTAAAGAACTACATGACCCTTTTTCCGTCATATCTCCACCTGCAAGCTTTTTAATTATTTCATCATCGCTTAATGACTTTTCTAGCTTCTTTACTTCTAAATGCTTAACGTCTTTTAAATTATTTTTAATAAAAGTATATGCTTCGCTGTGTTTCTCTTCTTTTTTGTCCTTCTTTTCTTCTTGTTTATTTATACCCACATTTTCATCTTTTATATCGTTATTTTGAGTAGTTTTTTCAGTATTTTCTTCAGTATTTTCAGCTTTAACTAACTCAGTAACATACTCAACATAGCATCTGCAATTTATATCTTCCGCAGCAACACCAGTTTCTTTTGGATATTGACATTTTGCACCTGACGGCAATATAAAGTCCTCATCATAAGCTACTTTTACGCCTTCCATAGCTTGATGTGTATCTCTTACTGCCTCATCGCCCATAGTATGCCATATTTTAAATACCTGTACGTTTTCATTGCCTGCCAAGTCTTCAAACGCTTGATATTTACTATCTTCTAACACCCTTGCGCTCTCAGTCCTTGCAATACGCATAGTGTTTCCAATATCTTTACCAAAACGCTCTTTTAATTTTTTTGCCGTAGTAGTATAAGTATCGCCATTATCTAATCCTTGATGTATTATGCCGTGGACATCATATACAAAGTCATTGCCGTACTTTTTTATTCTATCAGTCCATATATGGCCTGCAACCTGCTTTTTAATGATGTTAGTAGCGTCTATTTTGCGTTTTACGGCTTCTATATTGTATTTTGATGTAATTGTATTAACAGCGCTATAAGATGCGTTTAAAATCGATTCTAACGTGTTCTGCACAGCTTTCTCATTGTCTTTATACATATTAGCCATAAGCTTTGCCGTATCTACGTCAAACTTTCTTAGTTCGTCCCTTGTAATCTTTACGCCGTCGTCTTCGCTCTCATAATCAGTATAAATCTTTTGAAGCTTATTTCTTAATCGTCTATACGCCGCTTCATAATCTTGTTTAGTGTCACGCTCACGCTTTTTAATAAGCTTTTCAACGCTTTTTTTAAGTTCCTCAAATGGATTATTCGCCATCTTCTAAGTCCTTATCTGCACTTTGCATAAATTCCTCGGCATACGCATCCTTTTCTTGTTCCTGTCTGTCGATTTCTTCCGCAACATCGTCAATATCTCTTAATTTTGAATAAGCATATGTCTTTGAAAGTCCAGCATTTAAAGCAGCTTGAACTGTTGTAATATTGTCTAATTCGTTATATGGCTTATTGTCATTGAATACTATGGATATATCTCTATAATCAAAGTCTTTTGCCCCTTTAATGTTTATGACGTTTAAAATTAACTTGATCCTTTGCTGCAAGGCGCTTTTAAACTTTCTTTGCTTTTGAGCTATAATCTGATCTGTCGCAAAGAGCTTGTATTTCATAGCTTCACCGCTGACATTGCCTGCAAAGTGCTCGTCATTCATGTTTGGTACTTTTGCAAACTTGTGAATATCAGCATCTAAGCGGTTCTTGTAATTTTCTAAAGCCGTATCATTTATATTTTTAATCAGCCACTCAGCAGATTGACCAGCTCCACCGCTCTTATCTAAGAGCAATACTCTATCCTCAATCATTCTGTTGACATCGCTGCTATCAGCTTGAGGCATACCAGCAAGCACCAGCAAGGCATCTGTAAATTCTTCAAAGTCATTGGCCGTGTCCGATTGAGCTAAGCTAATTGCATCTATCAATGGCAATACTCGTTCAAAATCTCCCAAGCCCTCGTTGTTGTTTTTAAATTCAACAACAGGGATCTCGCCAATAAGATTGGCCGTCTCTTCTAAAAGCTTTAGATTACCACCCTCAACCTTATATTCTTTGATGCTATCTTTTGTATATAAAGTAAGAGCCTTGTTTTTTGTTTCCTTGCCAATGGTTTCAGCATCAACATCAGGTCTGATATACATGCAAAATAAAGGCTCAGGCTTGATTTTGTTGTCATAAACCATGACAATATTTTCAGGATTAACCTCGTTAAAATTAACTTGGCCATTTTCGTCTAAATAAACAATCTCATAACCCTTGCCTTTAATACCACAAATCTTTGCAATTTCTGAGTTTTCATCTTGTTCATTATTTAAATCAAAGACCTCTTGCAAGCCCTGCATCATTTCCTTGTTTTCATCTGCCACAGTGTAGCTTATAGGCTTACCAACGAATAAGCCAAGTAATATATCAACAATATAGCTTGGATAATCAAGTGCTAACTTGTTATTAGCCTTGTAATCTTCCTTGCTTCTGTCATATATCTTAGCCTTGCCTCTGTAATAATCTTCAAGTGTAATATATCTCTCGCAGTCCTCATCATGCAACTTAATGAGTTTATTGATTAAGTCATCTGTGATTTCAGTTTCTACTGGAAGATAAAACTCTTTAGCAGGCTCCATATACTCTGTTATATAACTATCCACTTCTTAACCCCCTCTATAGCTTTAGCTTACGCTTAGACATAGTTTGTAAGCCTCTAGACTTTCTCCAAGGCTCCACCCCATATCTAAGTGCTGCTATAGCATCATCAAAAAAATTAACAGGCTCATCTAAATAAACTGATGCCCTGTCGTCGAATTTCCATTTCCATTGCCCTAACTCTTTGATAAGATTAACGCAAGATGGATGGATATATATATTTCTTTGTTTTAACCAGTTTATCTGATTATTGATATAAGTATAAGCTCCGCCTTTTTCCTTGATAACAGGCGCTGCTCTAAAGCCTTTCTTTCTAAACATCTGTATCCTGTCAGCTTCAGCACTATCGCAGTACATATTAACGCTGAGTGGAAAATCTTTTAAAGCTATGTCTATAATCTCGTCCGATGTCTTCTCGTAGCAGTAAAGCTCTTTAAGTACGTATATATCGCCATCTTTATATGCAAGTAATAATATAGCGTTCGCGTGATTATATCCAAAGTCTTGACCCATTGACAAGTACTCCCAATCGCCTATGTCTTGACTTATCTCTCGTACGTCCCAGTTATTAAATATAAGCCCGCCAACTTCGCCCCATTCGCCTAAGCCGTATATCTTATAGCCCTCTGGATCTCGTTCTTTTCTCATCATCATACGCCTATGATAAGCCTCGTCTATAAATCTGTTATCAAGATAAGTTGATGAGTTCGTGTATATATCATCGTTTACTACATCAAAATATTTAGCCTTTAGCCAATGAGTAGCACTTACAGGATTGAATGTGAAAGTAATCTGATAGTAAAGATTAGGATTATCAAGCTTACCTCTTAATCTGTCGTCTAATATATCAATGTCTGCTTCTTGCAATTCAGTTGCCTCCTCTACCCATATCCAAGTTAATTTACCAGTCTTAAAAGTGATTGACTTAACCTTTTCACGCTGCTTGTCGTCTTTCATGCCCCTGAATATTATTCTAGAGCCTGTAAGCTTACACTCCATTGATAAAGGCGATGATTTAATATCCCATACCCTATCAAAATGAGAGCCAAAGAGCATATATACCGCCTTTTGTAGCTCCGCAAAGGTAGAGTCCCTGTTACTTTCGTCAACCTTTCTGACTACAAGCAAGTTTGCACCCTTATATTTTGGATTAGATAACTTTTTAATATAATCAATGGCAATGTTTGTGGACTTGCCTGAACCAGCTGAGCCTTTTAAAACCCTATATCTCTTCGTGCAAGAATTAACATCTTTAAAGACTGGATTTAGGCCAATCTTGTTTATTATCTTAGTCGCCATAATCATCTTCAAAGATTATAGTCATATTGCTATCTAAATCGACCTTGTCAGTCCACATACCAAATCTCTTACCTATAAGCTCTGCCGCCTTAATTTTGTCGGAAGCAGTGAGCTCAATATTTGTAATCTTTTGAGCACCTTTTCCAACTCCAATTAATGTTTGTTGAGTCTCTTGTCCTCTTACTACTGAGGTTAAATATCTAAGCACTTCTCTTTGATCTGCAATAAGTTCTTCATCAAGTGCTTTCATCCTCTCTTCGATGTATTCCTTAACTTCTTGAGTATTAAAAAGACGGCTCGCTGCAGCAGCTGCCGTCTCCCTATTTTTAATTTTTTTATAAAATTTAAGATATGATTGAGTCTTGTTGCCAGTAATGATATAGTCATCGGCAACTTGCTTTTGTTTAATTGTTAATGCCATATTATTACCACCTTTCTTTGCACAATAAAAGAGACCTGCCTTAGCAAGCCTCTTAGGGGAGCGTTAAAATTGATTGAAATCCATAATTATGAACCCATTAACTATTACATTCTTTCATTTTACATATTAACACACAAAAATCGCACAAAACGCACAAAATTATTTGTTTTTTAGTAAATCATATATTCCTAATTCTTTCTTAGATTTTGATTTTTTTAATGCTCCACATAATTTATCAACATCTGAGAAATGTTTTTTTACATAATCATATCCTTTTGAATATTTTTTGTTTTTAGACTTGTAAAATTCACTTGCCTTAACTTTAGATTTACATTTTTGAAACTCTTCATATAAATTATCATAATTTATAAAAACAAATTCTATTTCATGAGCAGTATAAAAATTATAGACCTTCTTCTTATAAATTTTATCTAAATAAAATTTTTCTTTCTTAGAATCTAATATTCTAAATATTAATAATTCTTTTTCATAATCTAATTGTAAGAAATTTTCTATTAGCCTATTTCTTGTCATTCTTTTGTAGACTTTTTCTTCCAATAGAACTGTTCTATCGAAAATAAGCATATCATTATCTAATAGAATATCCATAATTGCACATTCAGCTTTACCTTCACAAATACAGAGTATATAAAAATCTTTGATATTTAAATCTATCAAATTAATACTATCTGACATTTAACACCTCGGATTTCATATAATCTTTAAAATGTTTTATGTTTTCATAGCTTGGTGCTGTTCCTTTTATATAATTAGAAAGTAAAATGTCGCTTTTTTTAAGATCATCTCTTTCGACTAAATCACTTAACAATTCAATTGTCGCTTTTTTTTCTTTATTTCGCCTTAAAACATATATGTTATCTGACCTATTCATAAAATCCATTAGTTCTGGATAATGTGTAGTAAAAACTATTGTCGCCCCATTTTTATTTATTGTTTTGTCCTTGAACAAATCAATAAATACTTTAACTAATTGCTTGTTTAGATGATTTTCTATTTCATCAACCAATAAATAACCTCCATACTTTAACACATCTAAAGTAATGTCAGCTAAACTATTACCCTTAATAGTTCCAGAAGATATTAATTCTCCCCATGCTAATCTATTTCCTGTTGAAAAAACTCCATTGGAGTTCTTAAATTTTAACATTACATTACTATCAATATCTTCATTTTCATGCTTTAAATAATCTATATTCTCATCAAATAAATTTAATACTTCTACAGGAACACTGTTTTTTACATTAAGAAAATTCAAATTGACACTGTTGATCATGTCTCGAACTAATACTCCATTATCTTTCGTTATAATGGCTATGATACTATCATCTTCTTTTAAAATCTGTTTCAATTGACTATCTAAATTTTCTCTTATCAAATCTGAATTATTATCATTTAATTCCTCTGATATAAATTTTTTTAAATCTACTTTAGACTTAATCTTTGATTTTGAAACGCTCTTTAAATATTCGTTTTTATATTTTATTTTTAATTCATTTCTAACATCTACATCTCTTTCTACAAAAGATGAAATTTTATGAAATGTATTATTTTGATAAAAAGTAACTTCATAACTAAAACTATCCATAGAGAAAAATAATAAATTTTTTATCTCATTCAAACTTTTATTATTTATAATAATCTCTAAGATAAAATGAATAATTTTTAATAAGGTAGTTTTACCTACAGCATTTAATCCTACTATAGATATAACATTATTAGAGTTTACACTTCTAGAAATAGTGCTTGTACCTTCTCTATCGAACACTTTGTCATTTGTAAAAAAATCAAAATTAATAATTTTATCAAAAATATTAACTTTATTGAATTTAATATTTAAAATTGCTAAATTATCCATAATTTCCTCCTCTATATTAATAATTATATCAGAGAAAATACAATAATCAAACGCTTTTTGCGTTTATTCCTTATCTTTAATTTGAATTATAGCCCTATTATGAATCATTCGTGCATAAGACTCGTTTGAACTTCCTAATTGTTTAGATATATATACCCAACTTTTACCTTCAATATATCTAAGTTGGAAAATTGTCCTTGTTCTTGAGTCCTCTATACCGTCAACAAACTTCTCTATATCAAGTCTTAGATTTTTACATTTTTTAATTCTTCTAAGAAGTCTAATTTTTAATCTACTGACGTACTTATCATCTTCAAGACCGAATATTTTAAGCTCGTAAGAATTGTATGGGAATTCTGTAGCAGAGGCCTTTACCTTGTCGAAAACTTCTCTTCGCCGTAAACCCTGTATTCTATTTTCTAATTCTTTTATTTCAAGGCACAAAGCCCTATACTGCTGTAACTGTTCCTTATTCACATCTACCTCCTGAGACAATAAATGTAATTCTCCCAAATTTCTATATAATATCCTCTACTTGTATAAAATTTTACAATTCTTACCTTATCTCTAAAACTTCTATAAGGGATTAACAGGCACCTTTGCATTCATCACATATCCTCTAAGATTACATAAACCTTATCAATGCCACCTTCTATTGTCTCAACTTTAAGTAAGCATTCATACTGGCCTTGATAAGTGCTACATAACACCTCATCTACTGTCATTTGTTCACCTCAATTTCTTCAACATTTATTTCACCGACACTTGCATCACCTAAGTGGTATATAGGGTCTATTGCTTTTTCAACCATTTCTTTCACATCTGTTTTAGACCAATCGTCATCTGCTTCAAAATTAAAAGATATTTTAAATTTTTTTGTTTTATTATTTTGAATTTCTTCGTCAAGTTTTTCATAAGTCTTTCCAAAAATATCAGCCTTACAAGGATAAAACTCTCCATTGACCCCTTTAATAATATAATCTCCCTCTGTCGCTTTCATACAACCTTCTAAAGTATCAACATAATACTCATTATCATGTGGGTTATACCTAAACTTATTGCAAAAATTTAACGCTCTACCTATATGTTCTTTTTCGTATTTTATTGCTTCAATTTCCACAGGCTTTTTTCTATACTTCATTTTCCACTCCTTTATTGAGTAAATCTTTAATGCAATAATCATTTACGATAGGGTTTAAAAGTTTTAAGTCAGTTAGTGCTGCTGTGTCTCCGCTGTGGTACCAGACATATGCTCTACGCTTGCCTTTTAGTTTTTTGATTTTTCCTACTTCAAACCCAAACGTACCTTCATATAAAACTAACTGTCCTTCTTTAAATCCCTCTATTCCTTCGTTTAAATCCAGTCCTTCTACTCTAAACGGTCTATTGTTCATTCTTCCACCTCAATTAACATTTATTAACACTAAGTCTCTATAAAATCATATTTTTTACCATATTTTTTTAAAAATATTTTCTTCTTAATCTTGTAGACTTCAGTCCTAACCCCTTTAACGTCCTCAACTATGCAGGTCTTCTTCTCACAATCCCAGTACATGAAATCAGCTATATACTCAATTTTTCTTTGAGCCTTACCTTTGTACTTAAATTTATCTTGAAGTAAAAAATTAGGCTGTAGGCTTAAGTCTTTAATAACCCCTGCCCTTTCCATCAGCTTAAGCTCCTGGTATCTTGCAGCTTCTTTTTTACTGTCGAAGGCGATCCCGTCGACCTTTGTCTTTTTTGATCTATATTTCCTGTAAGTCGGCTTAATATTCATAATTCTCCACCTCGCTAATGTCTACGATCCTTACACTGTTTCCAGACATATCCAAAAGTTCTGCAAAGCATAGGAGTTTTCCATCAACATAACGATAAATTAAGGCACTGATGCATCTATATAGGGCCTGAGAGCCCTTTAAATTGCTTAGGCATCTTCCTGTATACCTAACTTTATTTTTAGCCTTTAAAGCCATCTGTGCACTTCTAACGTCCATTGTCCATCTCCTCTAAAAGCTTATCTGTCTTAGCCTTTCCAATTTCCTCAAGTTCTGCGTTTGTATACTTATCAGTTGTCGGATTGTATGAATTTTTATTTTTATTTTTCTTAAAATTCCTATAATAGCCTGAAACTATCTTTGCCAAAAAAGAATCTGATGACCTTGATAAATCTAAATTCTCTTGCAGCCAAGCACTTTTTGAAACTTCATCATAAAGTTTTTTCAAATCCCACTTTTTTTGGATTTGAGAGAGAATAAAAGCATTTGGCTTAGAATTTAAGAGCACAGTAAATTTAGGTAAAAGAGAATTAATGCTATATATCTCTCTCCTTTCCTTTTCTTTACTTTCCTTTCCTTTCCTTTGTGTACTTTTGTATACATTAACTGAGTTATTGTATACATTAACTGAGTTATTGTTAACATTAATTAAATTATAGATATTTTTTATCTCAGTGTTCTTACGTCTTGATGTTGCTTCAAGATATCTTTTTTGTGTTCCTGCAGATGTTAGGATTTTATATTTTTTAAATAAATCTGCGTTAAAAAAATCTACATCTATAGTCTTTGTTACGACCTCTTGTACTAACGATTCTTTAACCCCAACTTCGTCAGAAATTAAAAACCGAACATCTTCGTCCCACCTCATGTAGTACCCGTCATCTCGATAGATAGTACATAGCAGGCTGATGAGTACAGCAATAGATTGCGGCCCACAAGCTATTAGAATTTTTCTAATCTTTATATCTTTTAAAAAATTTATATCAAGTGGAAAATAATCAATTCCGTCTTTTAGCGGTCTTGCCATTATTTTCTCCCTTCTATTAATTAATTAACTTTCAAATGGTAAGGCATTTTCAGTATTGCCTATAGGAAGATTCTTTAAATCTTCTATCTCTTTACAAATTTTTTCGTAATCTATTTTTTTAACCTCGTCAGATTTTTTATATCCATACTTTGCAATTACAGCCTTGCAAAGGTCGCTATCTCCGTCAGAAATTGCATACATTCTTTTAGCTTGAGCCTTAGTTATTGTTCCGTCTTGGTCTGTGTAGGTCCTTTGATAATTGCTTGCTTGATTTCCATCTAAGTCCATATCTTCAATATCTTGAGTAAATACATCAGATAAAGAACCTACTAATAAAGCAGCATCAACGAGTGCTCTCTTTTTTGCCATCTTTAAAACCGTATTGTCTAAAGTGTATGGATCGCCCTTTAAATATTTAGATTCCCTTGTATTTGCAGATCCAATTCCTTCCGTGATTACAAAGCCATCTTTTTTAAGCTGGCACTTGATCTGATATTGGAAAAAACCCTGGTCAAAATCTCTTGTAGATTCTAAAATTTCAAATTCTGAAGTAAGACCCAATAGCATTATTATTTTTTCAGCACCAGGCTTGAGCATAGTAGGCTTTTTAGTTCCTGGTATAATTCCAAAATCATGATCTTGTCGGAATTGACTTTGCACTATTTCTTGAAACTGATTAATCTTAGTTAAAGTTGTATTAACTGCATTAGCATTAATATTTTCAATAATACTAAGACTGTCTACCTTTTTAACGTCCATTTGATTTGTTTCCATTCTTATCTCCTTTATCTAATTCTTAGACTTTCTGTTTGTACTAATTCAGCCGCATCTTTTAAAAGTCCTTCTTTTACAGCTTGCTTTAAATCATTTTTATTTATTTTTCTCTCTACAATCCAATAATCTTCAGGTATTTTTCCTTCGTCAATAATTCTCAAGCTTGGAGCATTCTTTTGAATATTAAAACTAAATAGATCTGTTTTAAATTTCTTTTTATTCAAAGCCATCATATTGTCCTGCAGGTATTTTTTTAAATTATCGCATCTGCTCTCAATAGATTTTCTTTTTTTATAGAGCCTTTCTTCTTCTTTTTTTAAGCCTTCCTCATCTTTCTCAAGATCTTTTAAAATTTTTGCAATATTTTCTGCTTTAACTTCAATTTCATCATTAATATTTTCAAGATGTTTTTCCAGTTCTACATCTTCTATGTCTAAATCAAGTAAATTGTTATAAATTTCTGTTAATTCATAAAGTTTCATCAAATATCTCCTCACTTCTAAAAACCACTTCTTCAACCTTATCCAAATTCAAATTTATAGTCGCTCTTGGAAATCTTATTGTAAAAATCCTATGTCCTTGCCTTAGAGCGGCCAAAATATTGTCATAATCTTTTTCTTCAGGTAATACATACTCTTTGCCACTTGAAAGCTTAACTAAATAAACATTTCTCATATAGCAACCTCATAGAGAACCTCATCTTCAAGCTCATGGATTTCTTCAATAATTTCTTGCCTTTTCATTAAGAGATCATGGATTTCTTCGCTAAGTAAATAAAATTCCTCTTTCTTTTCTATTAATTTTTCGTTCATTTTTAACCTCCTTGTGTTATAATAGAGGCAAATAAATGTTTTTTTAATTATTTAAAGTCTTGTAGTTGGTAGCTGCAGGGCTTTTTTCATTTGCCTCTCTCATTATTAATCTCCCACAAACGCAAGCATTAAAATTAAAAGCACCATAAAAACTATGGCTTTTAACCCTACCCAAATTCCTTTATTAAAATCTATATATTTTCCATTCTCAAAAACTAATTTCATTTCTCGCCCCCTACATATTCCTCAAATTTTTTTCTAAAAATTATAAAACTTCTTCTTTTTCCGCTTATTGCATATCCCGCGCCAAATGGGAGCAATCCTCTTGCTAACCCCTCTCTTATAAAGGTTTCGGACTTGCCTAATTTTTTAGCGGCTTCTTTAACTGTCATTGTTGCTTCCATATTTTCTCCTTCGCAGCTGTACTCTTTTTCAAATTCAGCAGCTATTTTTGCTATTTCCTTCAATTCCTTTTTACTTACATATTCATGATTAATTATTACTTTCACTCTCCACCTCGCAATATCTTCACTACTTATCACCTTCCTTTTTAAATCTCAATTTTTAATCACCTTATATAGTATGCTTTTATATATTTTATTGATAAATGATACTATATGTTGTATAATTTAGTAAAATATATACAGAAGGAGGTGATTGTTATTGAGAAATTCTAAACAGACTTCCAAGAGAGCTGCTACTGCTGCTTCAAAAGTGCTACGTGACGGGCGCACTTCAAAGGCATCTAAAACAGCTGCAGCAAGTGCCCTTGTTCAAAGAGCATCAAGAAAAACTAAATAGCTAACCAATTGAGCAACTGAGCAAGATTAAGTCTTGCTCTTTTACATATTCATAAATATTGTGCAAGCATCTTCAAAACTTAACTCTAAAGCCTTGCAAATATCTTTTATGTCTCCTAGGTTTAGCTTTTCGCCGTCATTTGATATCTTTCTATATAGGGTGTTTTTATCCATTCCTATTTTTTTAGAAAGACTTGTCATATTTAGATTTTGTTCGGCAACCTTGCCTTTAAGTTTTAAAATGTTTAGCAATTTTAATCACCTTCCTTTTCCAATTATTCTGTTGCTTAGTACGTAACTTTATTTGCAAAAAAAATTTCCATTGGCTCTTTAATATCTAAGATTTCAATTAATTTATTGATCTCATCTGTATTAAATATCTCGTCTTTCATCCTTCTTCTTAGTGTATTTGGTGTTATACCTAGTTCTCTAGCTATATCTTGTTGTGTATATCCTTTTTCTATAAATAATCCCTTTAGCTTATTAATATTCAAAAAACCACCTCCATTTATTAATGTTTCTTACTGAGTAACTTTATAATACTATGCTTTTTGTTGCTTGTCAAGCGATTATTTTAACTTTTTACTAAATTTTTGTTGCTTTTAGAGTAATTTTTTGTTATTATAAATGAAAGAAAGGGGGATAAATAATGAATATTGGGGATAGAATTAAACAAAAAAGACTTGAAAACAAAATGACTTTAGAAGATTTGGGGAAAAGGGCAGATGTAAATAAAGCTACTATTCAAAGATATGAAAGTGGCAAAATTACAAATATTCCTTCGGATAGAATTGAAAGAATTTCAGAAGCCTTGGGTGTATCCCCTGCTTACCTCATGGGTTGGGAAGATAGCGTTGAAGTCTTAGGCTATGCGGACATAAGCTATCAATATCCATTTATTGAGTCAATAGCTGCGGGATCTCCATTGACTATTGAAGCAATCGTCAACGCTCCTACAATAACATTGCCTAATTATCTACTTGGAAAATATGCAAATAATAAAAACATAATGATAATGAAGGTCAATGGTTCTTCAATGGATCGGCTTTTCCCTGACGGGTCTCTAATTGCTGTATTAAGAAATCATGATGTAGAAAATCTTAATAATGGTGATATTGTAGTTTTTCAGCACGACTATGAATACTCCGTTAAGCATTTTTACAATTATTCGGATAAAATCGTCTTCCGTCCTAACTCCTCTAACGAAGTCTTTACAGATATAGTTTTTAAAAAAGATGATAGTTTAAATGTTGAAATAATCGGCAAAGTCGTTATGTATAATGTTGTTTTAGATTAATGAGGTGATATTATGAAAAAAGCTAACGGCTATGGGTCAGTTACAAAGTTGAGTGGAAATAGAAGAAAACCATTTATAGTAAGAGTAACTACCGGCTATACTGATACAGGACAAGAAATTAGAAAGATATTAGGATACTTCCAAACAAGGAAAGAAGCTGAAATATATCTCGCTAAATATAATGACAATCCTAACATTGGTAACAGCATAACCTTTGGTCAAGCTTATAAAATGTTTGAAGAAGCAAGATTTGATAAGATTTCAAGCTCCACTGTAGCAACATATAAATTTGCTTGGAAATATTGGGAGCCTTTAAAAGATAGAAATATTAGGGAAATTAAAAAAAGTGATCTTCAAAAAGTTTTAGATAACATTGAACTAAAATCATACTCATCAAAAAAACAAATGAAAACAGTAGCCATTCAAATTTATAAAATAGCAATGGAAAATGACTTTTGCGAAGTTAATCGTGGTGAAATGATTGAACTCCCACGAAAAAACAATTTGAATGATATAAAGATATTTAACGAAGAAGAAATTGAAATTTTGTGGAGAAATAAATTCAAAGATTGGGTGGACTCAATTTTATTTATGCTTTATACAGGAGACAGGGTCGGTGAAATGTTAACCTTAACTAAAGATAAGATAGATATGAAAGAAAAAATAATCAAATGGGGAAATAAGACCCAAGCTGGTAAAAATAAAATAACTCCAATACATCCAGCATTATTCCCGTTTATATTAAAACGCTATAATTCTTCAAGATCATACCTATTTGAAAAAGAAGGACAAAAAATAAGCACTGATTATTATAGAAAATACATTTACTATCCACTTTTAGAAGATTTAGAACTACCTAAATTAAGACCACATTCTTGTAGACATTATTTTGCAAATTTATGTAATAAATACATTTCAAATAAAGATTCAATAAGTAGACTAATGGGGCACGAAGATTATTCATTAACTTCAAACGTTTATACCTCTACTGATATAGAATTATTAAGAAAATCTATAAACAATATTCCAATTGGTAGTTATATAGATAAAGCAATTAATAAATAA